TGCTATACAACTAGTGCTAGCACAATCTTAAAAGTTTGCAACTCATGCTATAAAAACCCCACAATCTCTAATCATGGGTAAAACTTAGCAACGCGCATTTTGCGCGCTTAGTGTCAAACTTAAAAGATTGTGGTTAGCGTTAAAAACCTTATAAAAGGGAAAGGGCCGGCTGCACCGGTCGTTGCCCCATTCACTCAGAATGGAGAACCTTTATTGATATGCAATACAAAAACATGTAGACATAAGAATGTAAGAATAAAAACATGCATCATATAGAAATATAAAAATATAAAACTACACTCCTGTAGGTACTGCAAAGTAATACAGTGAAGGAGTGTTGATGAAAAAGAAGAAATTGTAGTCTGGACCAAGTGCTGCCCAAGCATGCGCTCGGAATAGCGAATTGATGGCAGGAGTTTGGTTAACGATTTCCAAACAAATATTATCTTCATCTGTTCCATCATTTGAAGCACCTAACGTGGCAGCATTCGGATTTACCATCTGAAAATTAAACTGCGAATAATATGGGAAATTCATAGTGATGGCTGGTTGTGCCCGCTGGTCTGTCAAAGCTGTACCACTGCCTGCTTCTCTATATTTTGTGAGAAATTGTTGGGCACATATACTGTTAGTAGTGTAGTTGCCCGTATCTTGCGCTATATAGGAGGCTCTTGCGATACCTCCATCATAACGCTTCAAAGAAACAAAAGCGGGTGGTGTGGTCATGGTACTCTCGATATTATAGGACCATGTAATTGAACCTCTCTGACCTATAAAGAGGAGAGAGATTAGCTGCGCGTAGGACATATTGCAAAACATAAAATTTAGATTTGCAGTATTGGCCTGATTTTTGGCCGTATATGGACCACTTAAGTCATAACCATAATATTTAAGTCTTCGTGATTGATACAAATGATTGACCGTAAAATTGTTGGTTGACCCTGACGCAGTTGGTTGGATAACATGAGAATATGCTAACCTGTGTATAAGGGGACGCAAAGAAGGAACTGATTCACCATAGTGAATCAAGTTCCTTTGAGGATCGCCCTCGGATACTGAGTTCCCAGCAATAACCTGTTTAGGTGCGATGGGATATTCAACCTCATGAGATTGTAGCGCGTATGGCGACAATACATTTGAACCTGTTTGAGATGCCAAAGATGGCCAAGCAAAATCAATGTTGTCTGCCGCGCGCACAAAAACCATAACCGGGATTGCTGTATTAGCAATAGGACCGGAAAGAGGATTTACAACACGCATGGTGATTAAACCATTGCAATCTCCTGTTGGAGCAAGAGCTGTTCCTTGCAGGTTATAATTACCTGTTTGAAGATTCGTCTTCAAATAAGTGGTGGCCTGCATATATGGAACACGCACTTCTATATCTTGCTCTGCTCCAATATCCAGAACCTCGTTAAAAACGGAGGTATAGTCTGGAATTGTAGTTGAGATATTCTGGAGTGGATCGTATGTAATGCGAACGCGACCTTTATGGAAGCGTGTGCAAACAAATTTAAAACGGAAGATAATGTCTCCCCTCCAATGCTTAAACATCTCACATAAGTATCCCATAGGGGTATACTGATTAGGAGTTGTAGAACTATACCTATTCATGATGGCAGGAGTAACTCGTGACACGAGTGTCAGAGCATCTACTGAATCAGTTGATGAAAGGATAGCATTCCCAATCCATGCTTCACGTTGAGCAATGTACTTAACAGAAAGCTCGTCAGTGCCATCTAATCCAACGGTACGAGGGTCAATAGATACCTCGTTCTTTGGATCGACAGCTGCTCTATCCGTATACACACTTATATCACAGGTAGAGTTGTGTGGAAACGGAGTCTGACGCACTGCAGCCACTTTATCAATATTGGGCACGTTGGTAAAACCAAGTGATGCCGCAAATTTAGAAAAAGTAGATGTGACCGCACTAGTTGCTTTCATATATGGACCGATAACTGGAACTTTTGATAGATTTCCAGCAGCTCTACTTACGCTAGATGCAATTTGAGATGGTTTATACTCAAATTCATCTGATTGCAATGGAGCGGCCATAGTAGGGGCATGGAGCTTAACGTCCTCTGCCCAAGCATACACATTAACAACAATGGAAGTTCCAGTCACCCCATTGCAAGAATTCAATTGGGCGAAAAGGCATGGAGTAATAATACCCATTGCCTTAGTATCTGTTGAACTCGTTATATTGAGCCAATTTTTGTGATAGAAAAATGGAAGTTCCAATTCTCCTCCTTGGCACGTTTGAGGAAAGATCCAACACTTGGGTCTTTGTGAGTGCAACATAAGTTCGTTGCCCAAAGGATCAGAAATAATTGTTGATCCAGTAATATCTTGCAATGGACAATACGTGAATGCCATAGCTCCGGAATAAAACGGAGCCGCATTAACTACAAATTTTAATTTGAGTTTGCAATTTATCAAACCGTAATTAGTAATCTTGTTCTTGATTGATGGACTGTTGAAAAACAGATACCATGGATACCAAGATGTGGTTGTGTTGTAGTTATCCGATTGGGCCCAAGTGTGTGTTTTAATAAGGACTGGACGACTCAAAAATCGAGCCAATTCAGTCTCGGACTGTTGATCATTTAAATTAGATCGTTGAACTGAATCAACAGCCCACACTCCGCCTGGGGTTTCGTCAAGAAACTCAGCAACAGTTGCTTGAGTGACTTCTGAGGCTACGGCTCCTGTAAGAACCTCCTCTACTTCATCTGATTGAAGTCTACATTCTGACGATAAGCGAGTACTCTCAATTTCGAGAGGTGCATCTAAGTGCTGCACGCACTGACGCATTTCTAGATATGCGTCGCATCTTTTGCAGGTTCCACAGCCTGCTCCTCCTTGAGTGTAAATGCAAGTATATATATACAAATATAAAGAATACTAATCTAATATACAGGCGCCCTACCCGGGTGCGGGGTGCTTTTGGCTTGGGATGCAACTAACCCGGAACAGCTCCTAACGGAGCTGAGAGGCGAGTAAAAACTCACCCTTTAGAGATTCCCATGTTGGGAAATCTCTTTCCACATACTCGTGGAGAGCGAGCTCAGATACGAAATACTGCATTAATTTGCGCTTCTCTTCAAAAATTTCTTTTCCGTACCAAAAATACTCTCTCACCACAGTATCCATAACTGCAATAGCTTGCAGTTCCATACTAATGGTTTTTGATTTCACACACATAGTCAACATCTTATCAATAGATGCATGCTCAATAGGGCACACACGGTAACCAAGTTCAGGTTCGTAGCGCCATGAGCGTCTCAGGAAGGTTGCATCGTTAATGTGAATGAAGGGTACACTGGGTGCTTCCTTATCAGCCATAGTAAATTCAATGTCTATGTTGGCAAGTTGATCTCGCACAACAGTATGATGGAACCAAGAAATGTCTCTGGACACACCCATAATCATGTCATCACCATAAGTCATTAAATGAACATTTTTGGTAAATGATCGGCACTCGTTGTCAGGATTTGCCATAAAGTAGCAATATCGCACATACAAACTATTTGCCAAACCATTAATGATAACAGTAAGTGGGTGACCCGATGGGTTTGTTCCATAGCACCTAATCAGATCGCCATTGAAATCAATTGTGGGAAAAGCCGTGTCAGTAGCTATACCATAGATGACACGTAGATCACGTTCTGACCATCCGGCTCTCTCTAGCATAGCAATGATAACATCAAACGCTGCCTTAATCACACTCGAAGGCATGCGTTTATCAAACTTCCCATAATCTCCTGCGACGATTCTATCTTCACCAAAGTGAGTCACATATTGGTAGATATCATCCCACTCTTTAGACTGAGCAATCGTACCAGGACCAGCTTCAAAGAGAAACCGGTTTTTCTGGATCACACGAATTGTACTCAAAAGATACTTGCGCACAACAATGCTCCATGGCATAGGAGCACCACAAAATACGCGAGTTTTTCCTTCAACACACTTTTTAAGGGAAGTTGGTTCGTCTTTAAGTGAAGCCGTGAACACTGGCTGGACGCAAGTCATACTTTCATACGACGTAATAATACGATCCATCTCTTCTTTAATCTCGGGTGTGACTTCAACAGGATTCAAAAGTTCTCCAATTGGATCAACAGCATTAAGAAAGAACTTCTTGCTCTTTCTAAAAGGAAATCCGGCACTGGTATTACGGTTGAGCTTGTCAACATATGCAAGACCAGGCTTTCCATTAATTGCTGTGACATCGTCATAAACAATTAGTTCCTGAAAAGACTCCTCGGGTAAACCCGTAATGATATCTACAATGAAACTTTGTTTGACTGTCTCCAAAACATCCAAACGGATATCCGTGACTGGACGAGTCATGTCCAAAAGAGCTTTCCGCCACGGAATCCACGAATTCATCATTGGTTGTGAAGTATTCCTCACGTAACCACAATCGACTGCTAAATCACTCATAAGAGTTTTACACACTCGAGATTTCATCTTTCCTCGAAAACCTAAAAAGGATCCATAAACTTCCAAGGAACCACTTTCAATGTATCTCACAGGAGACTTCACAGATAAAGGTCCCAATTCCATCTTATATTCACCAACCTGGAATGCTGGTTTGCCACCCTGGACAATCTTATCATCCAAAAATTGCAAATCTTCCTGCGAAATGCGTAATGCGAATCCACTGAGTGGATCAGACATTGGCTTCTCGCTTCCAAGAATGTGCATACCAAGGATAAGTGGACCAAATGAAGTATAAGATAACAACATCGATCCACAATCACCAGACTTGGTTTCGGTACTAAATGATCCTCGCCAAAAATCGCCTCTAACAGTGACTTGACCTATGTCATCATATTTCTCCAGATTAGTACACAACTTCGGAGCACAAACTTTGTTGGTGTAAATGGATCCATCGTAATTTCTTCCCAAGTATTCACCATCAAAACGTCCTTGATAGGAACGTTTTGCAAAGAAAGATCGAATATCTTTCTTAGGTGGAACTGGTAGCTCAATAAACATTAAATCGCGCTCAGGGTTTCGAACTATTTGAGAAGGTGAAACCAGAAGAGTAATATTCTCC